TCAAGGCTAGGTCTGGAGCAGATACAGCCGATGCCACTTACCAGAACTGGTACAGCAAGGTGTACACGCCTGCCGCAGTAAAGGCAGCCAGCACAACGAGCACCACTACTTCGACATCTGGTTCCAGCAAGTAATAAGGAGGAACGATCATGTATCAGGAGATTTCGCTCCGGCTCAGTGATGGGTCGGAGCAGAATTTCCCGTTTCTCGCAACGGGAACAACAGCCTACCGCTTTAAGCAGGTATTCCATCAAGATCTGATGATCCTCTTGAACAAGATGGAAAACAGCGAGGATGATCAAACCGATATGACAGTCGGTGACAAACTCGCTTTCGTCATGAATGCACAGGCAGAAAAGAAGGATATGAATCATCTGAGCGTAGATGCTTTCCTTACCTGGGCAGACCAGTTCGATGGCGCAGAACTCTTCCTTCACATGCAGGAGTTCGTTACTCTCTATCTTGGCTCCAGAAGGACAACCTCAAAGCCAAAAAAAGAAGTCGCCCAACTGAACGGGAAGTAAACACGGCTGTGTTTATGCTGCGTGCCAAACAGCTGGGCTTTTCCTTAGAGGAACTCGACAACGTGGAGGAAGGACTCGTGATGGATATGATCATTGAATCCGGAAATGATCTCTGTGATGACGAGTACAGGCAGGTTGCAACGCAGCAGGATTTCGATTCGTTTTAATCAGCATCGGTAAAAGCCGGTGCTTTTTCATGCCGTTTTTCAGGAGGTGATGAGCTATGGCAGATCGTATCAAGGGCATAACGATTGAGCTGGATGGCGATACTACCAAGCTCTCCAACGCCCTGAAAGGTGTAAACAAGGAAATCCGTGATACCCAGAGCAATCTGAAGGATGTAAACAAGCTCCTGAAGATGGATCCGGGTAATGCCGATCTTCTTGCACAGAAGCAGAAATATCTGACTGACGCCATCGATGCCACGAAGAGGAAGCTGGCTGAGGAGAAGGAAGCCTTAGCTCAGCTCAAGGCAGGGCCGCAGACCGAGGAGACGCAGAAACAGCAGGAAGCGCTCACCAGGGAGATCGAAGCGACAAAGCAGTCCCTCGAAGGTCTGGAGGACGAATATAAGAAGTTCGGCTCTGTCGCCAGTCAGCAGCTGCAGGTCGCCGGTGACAAGATGAAGGAAGTCGGCGGCAAGATCAGTGATGTCGGGGAAGGACTTACCAAGGGCATCACGGTTCCGATCGCTGCCGCTGCAGGCGCTTCGGTTGCAGCATGGAAAGAAGTCGATGAAGCTCTCGATACGGTCACCGAGAAAACCGGAGCTTCAGGTGCTGCCCTCGAGGACATGCAGAAACGCGCCAAGTCCATCGCCGAGACGATCCCGACTGATTTTCAGACTGCTGGTGATGCCATCGGCGAAGTGAACACGAGATTCGGGCTTACCGGAGATGCACTCGAGGAGCTCTCCACAAAGTTCGTAGAGTTCGCCACGCTGAATTCGACGGATGTATCCACCTCGGTCGATAACGTCTCGTCCGTCCTTAATGCTTTCGGGCAGGATTCTTCCGATGCCGGAAACCTTCTCGATGCTTTAAACCAGGTCGGGCAGGCAACTGGTGTATCGATGGATACACTCTCGCAGGATCTCTCGAAGAATGCCGGACAGTTTCAGGCGATGGGACTTTCGGCAGAACAGGCAGCAGGCTTCATGGGCGCCGTCGAGATGTCTGGTCTGGATACCTCGACAATGCTCACTGGCCTCACCAAAGCGCAGAAGGTTGCAACGAAGAATGGTCAATCCCTCAGTGATGCATTGAAGGACTTCTCCAAAACGATGAACAGCAACCAGAGTGACACGGAGAAGCTGCAAGCAGCATACGACCTGTTCGGCTCTCGTGCTGGTGGTGCCATCTATAACGCTGTGCAGAGTGGCAAGCTCTCACTCGATGACCTGTCCTCTACTCTCGGGGATTATGCAGGATCCGTAGAGAATACCTTCAACGAAACGCTGGATCCTCTGGATCAGATGACGGTTGTGATGAACAACCTGAAAGACCTCGGCGCAGAAATCGTCGATGCTTCTGCACCGATGATCACTGAAGCCATGACGCAGATCAAAGACGTGGTGACCGGACTCAAGGATGCATGGGACGGATTATCCCCGGGCATGCAGGAAGCCATCGTAAAAGCAGCGCTCATTGCTGCCGCGGTTGGTCCTGTTCTTGTCGGTGTTGGAAAGGTTGTCTCAGCAATCGGTGGAATCACCTCGACGCTTGGTACCTTTGTCGGTTTTATCTCCGGTACCGTGATCCCGGCAATCGGTGCGGTCTCCGTTCCGATTCTTCCGATCATCACCATCATCGCGGCTGTAGTTGCAGCAGTGATTGGCGTCATTGAGATCGTGAAACACTGGGGAGAAATCTCCGAGTGGTTTGGCGGAGTCTGGTCTACGGTCTGTGATGGTGTAAAAACCGTCGGCAGTGCGCTCGGTGACTTCTTCTCCGGGCTCTGGGACGGAATCAAATCCACAACGGAAACGGTCTGGAATGGAATCAGTGGTTTCTTCTCCGGCCTGTGGAGTGGAATCAGCACTACGGCAACGACGGTTTTTACCAGCATCTCCGACTTCCTCGGAAATACCTGGACTACAATCAGTGGAGCAACATCTTCTGCTTGGAGTGGAATTACCACTACCCTCTCCGGTGCATGGAATGGCATTAAATCAACAGCCAGCACTGCCTTTGAGAATGTCAAAACGACCATCAGCACTGCATGGGATACGGTAAAGACCAAAACCGGGACCACTTGGGATGCCATTCAGTCTTCCGTTGAATCACATGGCGGCGGCATCAAAGGCATCATCGGGACAGCTGTGGATGCTTATAAATCGATCTGGGAAGCAGGATTTTCCAAGATCAATGATCTGACTGGCGGCAAACTCGGTGATGCTTTATCTGCTGCCCGAGGCAAACTTGGCGATATCAAGGGAGCCTTCTCCTCGATGATTGAAAACGCCAAGGGCATCGTAAGCGGCGGTCTTGACCGAATCAAAGGATTCTTCGCCGGATGCCATCTCCAGCTTCCGCATATCAAACTTCCACATTTCTCCATCAGTGGCAGTCTCTCTTTGAATCCTCCTTCTGTGCCGCATCTGTCAGTTGACTGGTACAAGAAGGCCATGGACGATGCCTACATCTTAAACAGCCCCACCATCTTCGGCGCTGCAGGTGGCAGACTTCTCGGTGGTGGTGAAGCCGGGCAGGAAGCAGTCGTCGGTACTGACAAACTGGCTGAGATTGTGCAGGGAGCCCTTGTCGGAGCTGGCGGGGGAGATATCGTGATCCCGGTTTATATCGGGAATGAACGAATCGAGGAACTGGTCGTAAAAGCACAGCAGCGAGTGAACTACCGGTCAGGAGGGAGATAAATGCTGAGCGAATATCCGATTTATTTCGATGACGTTAAGCTATTCACTCCGGAAAGCTGGGAAGAAAGCTACGCTGTTATCGAAAATACCAATCAAACCGAGGCAGGAACGGATCAGGTGATTGTCACAAGATATGACAAGCTCTCCGTTTCTGCTTCTTTTAAATGTTCCAGCCGCTGGGCTGCAAAGTTCGCTGAGTTCCGGGACAAGGATTCCATTCAGGTGAAGCTATATGACCTGAAAACACAGGACTATAAGACCCGGACAATGCGGATGCGAAATTTCAAAACCGGTCCTGAGAAGAACTCGGAAAAGACTAGAGGCACGAACGGACTTTATACCGTGAATTTTGATTTGCAGGAATTTTAAAGGAGGAGGGCTGCCATGTACAAAGTAAGTGAACAGTATAAAGCAGCCATGCAGCGGCCTGTCCAGAGTTATCGGATGCGGGGAACCATCGGAAACACGGTATTTGATGATTCCCACATCCTTTCGGGCTCGTTTTCCATTACAAACCAGTGCTCGGATGAGACGCAGGTCCTAATCGGTCAGGTGTATATCGCAGAGCTTAAAATAACGCTTCTAGGCATGGAGGATGAGCGCTACGCCTTAAAGGATGCTGGTATCCGTCCATTCTTCGGAATGCGTCTTGCGGATGGAAGCTATGAGGACATTCCGCTTGGCGTGTTTACCATCTCGGAAGCGAACTGGGGAAACAGCGGAGTTGAAATCACAGCCTATGACAACATGTCAAAGCTTGACCGGAGTTTTTCCGCATCGACGCTGACGGGGACCGCCTACCGGCTCGCCTCTATCGCCTGCCGCTCCTGCGATCTGGAACTTGGCACTTCTGCAGAGGAGTTTGCTTCCTTTGCAAACGGGAATATGACCTTCAGTCTCTATGCTGACAACAACATCGAGAGCTGGAGAACCTTCCTCTCGTTGGTTGCGCAGGCTGTGGCCTGTAACGTTTTTGCAGACCGTGAAGGAAAGATCATCTTTCGTCCCTACAATCAGATTCCGGTCGATACGATTGATGCGGCTCATCGGTTTACCGGCTGTACCTTCGGCGATTATGTGACAAGGTACACCGGACTTTCCTGCGTGGATATCGCTGCTCAGGAAACAAAATACTACGGAGAAGATACTGATGATGCCCTGACCTATAACCTTGGCGAGAATCCCTTCCTGCAGAACGGTGATGTAGACGTGATGCGGAAAAGCATCCTCACAGCTCTTGGCAGTATTCAGTATGTGCCGTTCAAGGCTGAAATGATCGGGAACCCTGCCTATGACCTTATGGATGTTTTTCGATTCACAGGTGGACATGCAGATGATAACAGGCTCTTCTGTATGACGAAGTTCGTGTTCTCCTACAACCAGAAATATGAAATGTCTGGCGTCGGGAAGAATCCGGCTCTTATTACCAGAAACAGTAAGAGCGATAAGGACATCTCTGGCCTTGTTGATGAAGTGAATTCGATCACGAGTTCTATCAACAGCCTGCTCTACGATTACAATACCGGGACATTATCCTTTAGCCAGTCTGAACGAATCGCCGGATGTATCTCCTACTACATCTCCAAGGAAGCAGATGTCGAGGGACATTTTCTCATGCATTACCGGACGGACCAGTCCACAACGATGATCGTCCGAGTCTACGATACGACTGTTGAAGAGCTCTATTCTCCTCTGATTTATGACCTTCCTGCCGGTGATGGCACCATCGGAATCCCTCACTCCTACCTTCATCGAGTGGCCGGAAATCATGAGGCGCTTATCACTGTTCAGTGCACAATCGGCACGATTGAAGTTCAGCCAAGAGGTATCTTTTTTACCATTAACGCTGGAAACTTCGCAGAGGCTGTCGATGAAATCGGCATGGACATTCGTGATATTTCCATGCGGCAGCTATCCGAATCAGACGGCCCAGATCAGATCTGGTGTGCCGGAATCGAGAACGGGAAACTTCTCATCAGCCGCCGGGAATACAAGTCCTCTTCAAAAAGTGTCATTAAATGGGAAGGTGTCTATACACCCGGAGAAGCACTGAATGCTGCCATTGAGTTTGATGGATCCTGGGTTCTTCGGACCGGAGCCGAGAAGTTCACGATTGAAACAGATGATCAGCCGTGGATCTTCTGGATTACGGATAAAACGACAAGAACCCTTTATGCCCAGAAAGGTGACGATGAAACGACAAGATTTGTCGCCGCAGAAGGTGTGAAATCCGTCCATGCCTGCAAAGGCTACAGTTCGGAAATGTATCCGGAACAGGATCAGGGACTGGTTCTTCTCTATGTAAAGACGGACGGCTCTGTCTTTTATCGTCAGTACACGCTGAATACCGAAACCAAGACGAAGATCTGGTCCAATGAAACAGAGATCGGGAAAGGAACGGAATGGCTGGAAGCCAATGTGCATCGTCTCAATGACTATCGCCTAAGCTTTGAACTGACGAGCGCTTCCGAAAATCACTGGATGATCACCGGACGAACTTATGTCGGCCAGTCCGTCTATCCGGAGAATGCAGACTTTAATGACAACAATAAGATCGGCATCAGCATGTTCCGTAATCGCGATACGATTGATTTTACGGGCAAGGCCGTGCTCTTTGACGACCCGGTTGCTCCGGAGAAAGTTTTCCGTATCCGGTATCCGTATGATATCAAAGCCTTTGATTCTTCCTATAGAAGTGCCGTCACAGTGACATTGAACGGCAAAGAGCTCTCTGGCAATAGCTATACCTTAAGTCTCGATGGTACGGATCTCGTGATTACCACGAAAGATGAAGTGGCGGCTACAAGAGCCAAGGAAGCTGTATTGCAAGTTGATATTTCTGCAGAAGATACACCCTTTTACCTGTCGAACGGAAATGGTGTAAACCGTCTTTTACTCTATGACCAGAGCTTCAGCTGGACCATTGAGAGAAATATCACTGTTAAGAATATTGAAATCGAAGAAACGGTAGGAATTCACATTGCCGCAACTTCTGCTATCACAACCCATCAGGTTCAGAATCAGGCAAGCATCCAGCCAGATGAAGGAACCCTTCACGCAGCCATGACTTCTTCCTTTATCACAAGACAGGTAAAGGAAACAAAAATGACCGTCTCCGATGAGGGAGAGCTTAAAGCTTCTGTCACCGCAGAGATCAAGACTTACATGACGAGCGACGCACCGATCTAAGGAGGATAAGATGGATAGTAAATGTAAGATCCGTTTTCAAAACGAATATACCGTCACCGTAGAGCGGTGCGGCAAGAAAAAAGAATACCACTTCGGAAATGTGGTTCTCTCGAACATGCTGAACGTGAGCTTCAACTTCACCGGAGTCCGTCTTGGCTCCGGCACGGGAACTCCGGCCAGCTCAGATACTGACGTATTTACAAAGCTCTGGGATATCACCTGCACAAAGACCGTTTCGCTTGATGAAGAGAAACAAGCTGCCATCCATACGCTGGTCGGCGAAGTTCCTCCGGATACCGACCATGTCGGAACCATCACGGAGCTTGGCGTTCTGGTAAGCTCAACGGTTGTCACCCATGCCCTCATCAAGGACGCCGAAAGCAACCCGATCACGATTAAAAAGGATGATCTCACCCGCGTGATCGTAACTGCCAGAATTACCATGACACTCTCTGCATCCAGTCCTTGGATCGCAGTGCCTGTCCGCCACACTCAGCTCTACATGAAAAAAGCAAAGGATGACGAGGGACAGGAAACAGAAAGAGGCTGGGGCGATCTTGGATCGCTGTTTCTGGAGCTCTGCACGAACAGCAATGCGGCTATCGGCGACGGCGAAATGACAAGCACCTATTCGTACATCGGCACGAGTTATGGCAGCTACTATTGCACGAACTCCTGCTACGGCTACGGAAAAGCGCAGAGCAGCAATTCCTATGCAGACAGCAAACGGACAGCTAAGTTTGACTTCCGTGCGCCTGCAACACTGCTTGATTATCCGGTGTACTTCAATACCATCTTGATCGGTGGCGTCTGCTATGCAGAACTTCCCAATTCCGAGCTTGTGCCGAATTATACGATCACCGGATATCCGGTGGGTACCGGCGACGGAACAACGAAAGATTTTCTCTGCCCGTTCAGTTATTTTGTGAAGGACACGGATTCTATTACCGTGGGTGGCAATACTCTAACTCGTGGCGTAGATTACACGGTTATCAATGACAACAACCATGAAATGCTGCAGGAGCTGACACCTTTTGCAAGAGCCAAAGCATCCGGCGGCAACCGGGAGAAAAACCGGTCCGGAGTCGGCCTCTTCACAAGGCCCCTCTACAAGTGGCCTTCCAACTATCCGACGGATTTCGGAAACACCAATGGCTGGTATTCCAATTACAAGGATTCGGAATTTGTCTCCCGGATCTATAAGGGCAACCCAGTGATCTTTGATCTGGGTGATTCTTATGAACTCAATAAGTTTAGACTCCCCGCTTCCTTTACGGCGGCAACTTTCACGTTAAGTGTTTCTACCGACGGAGAGACTTATACAGAAGTTTTCTCAGAAGCAAAGGCCGCAAACACGGTTCTGGAAAAGGACTTCGATGCGACGGGACGTTACTGGAAACTGGAAACCACAGCAGATACATCGACGGTGGATTTCAGTGCAGATCCGGCAGCGGTTCCTTTCCTTGGCAAGGTTCAGGACGGATACATTCACTTCAAGGAGGCTCCGGCAAGCGGAGCTGCGATCACAATGAATGTTGCGATGGATCGCCCGTTCAAGACAGGAGAAACAGTCATCGATTACTCAGCGACTCTTGAAATTACAGTCTGACAGAAAGGAGGAGATGTGTTCATGGCACTTACCTTTGATAAGACGATCAATCTGACAGCGTATGACAAGAACCCATCTCCGAAGTTTGTCCGGCAGCTATCCATCACTCATGAGGCTACTGACGGAGAGCTGGTCCAGTACTATGTTCTCCCCTCCTCTATGACCGAAGAGGATAAAAACACTCACGCAATCGGAATCTACGATGAAGAAAACAAATCGTGGTCCTATACAGACTACGACGAAGTGCAGTGGAATACTCCGGGACAGAGAATTGCAGGAAACCGTCTGGAGAGGCTTGGCGTGAAGACGTTTCCGGATGTTGGAGCCATTGCCTTTTATAAGATTGCTTTTCGTGACATCTCAAGAATTGTCGCACCTGTAAATCCCAAAAATGAAAAGACCGATGCTCCGAAACTTTCTGCTGTCCAGAACAGTGATGGCACGATTACTTTCACAATCACGCCTCCGGAAAAGACGGAATACCGCTGCTATCGTCTTGTGATGATGGACGGCGCTTTCTCCGTGGATCATATCAGCTATGATCTGACATTTGCCGTGGATCCTCCGATTGTCTCGGGAACCTATGACTGTTTCTGTATCGGATTTCCGGATGAAGGCCAGTACTGCTCCAAGGACAGCAACGTGATCCGGCTTTCCATCACTGGAAAAGAAAGCACTTATGAGGAACCCTATTATTCCAAGGATGATCTGGATGCTTTGAAGATAAGGCTTGCTGATACTTACTCGAAGAAGGAAATCGACGATGCGCTTGCTGCTCTCAACGCAAAGCTCGAAGACGGAGACATAGGGGAATATTAATGAAGAAGCTATATACCGAAGAAAACATACAGCTCATCGCCGATGCCATCCGGGAAAAGAACGGTGAGACCAGAAAATATAAGGTGTCAGAAATGCCGGCTGCTATTCTTACTCTCCCGACAGATGGCTCGGAAGGCGCCGGTGGTAAGAACTACGTATTCATTACGGATTCCAAAGAGACTGTGATTTCTGAGTTTCCGCACGACATCAGCACTGTCTGGCTCCTCTCCGATACCATCCTGTCACCGGATATTGAGCTGAAAGATATCGACTGCTCTGTGGTATCGGCGGTTTCCTATGTGAACCGGCTGATGTTAAAACTCACAATCGATACCAGCCAGGTGAAAAAAGGAGAGGAATTTTCTATCCGCATAAACAGCGATGGATATCTGAACCACAACGGAAACTCCATCCGGCGAAAGCTCCCGATCATCAATACGCTGGATCTTTTTGATAACACCGATCTGGGCAGAAATACCATAACCAATACCTATTCCGATGAGGGAACCTGCAGCATTACCACTTCAAAATTCGGTATCATTCAGTTTCCGAATCTACAGGCGACGCTTTCAAAGGCAAGATCGCTGTACACTTCCTGCTCAGTTACCGGTAACTGCCTATTTAATGCCGGCGGCTGTACGCTCGGTATCAACCAGAGAGATAACGGCTACAAAACAATCAGCCTTCAGGAGGTCCCTGTAGATGATGCCATTTCATCCACGAGAATCACATGGGACGGCTACATGCCCTATAGCCAGAACGAATCCAACCGTGGAATGTGGGACCTGTATTTCCTTGGCAACGGCGATTTTTATATCCGGATTACATCACTCGGCACAAACGGCAGCGGATCATACCAGATCAACGGGAATAGCTTCACGAATCCCGGCGCTGGTGGATATGTCTCGTTTTACCGGAAAGATTACTATGGAACGAAGTTTGATATCGTAACTGAAAAATACGATATTTCAAAGCATCACTCCGGGGCTGACGAGGTTCTGAAAAGCATCAGCTTAACCGATGTCCTCGCTGATGTAGATGGCCTTTCCTACATCTTGAAGAGTGATGTAGATGATCAGACCTATACCGTCGGGAACGAAAACTTCTCGTGGCCGCTGGCTGGTAAGACTTACACCACGTTCTACGTCAGCACGAACTCGTGGATCGGAGTCACTGGTTCCGGTTCAGAAGAGGTCAAGGTAAACCGAAAAGACGCCAAGGCGCATCTCCTCTCACACGGGAACTACAAGCTGACTGATATCGGCATCACCTGCTACAAGATTCGATGGGAAGGATATCAATACTACAGTGGCAGTTCCTCTGTGAATCAGATCTGGGAGCTTTATCTTTTTGAAAATGGTGATGCCATGATTCGGATGGAGAAGAAATCGACCTCGGATGGCAAGTTTTCTTTCTTTGGCACGACCTTCTCCATAAACGAAGGAGAATGCGTCTCTTTTTATCGGACCGGTGAATCGACCGGCAAGTTTACGGCTGCAACAGAAGTCTATGACATTACAAAGCATGTGTCATGAAGGAGGTGATACCGTTGATAGACTTCATTTTGAAGTATTGGATTCAGGAGTTGTTCGCTCTGGTCATCGCCATCATCACATGGCTTTGGCGAGCACTTCTGCGAAGAAAACAGGAAAACGAACAGATCAGAGAAGGAATGATGGCACTGCTGCACGACCGGATTTATCAGGCCTGCAGCTTTTTTATTGCCCGGGGATGGTGCTCACCGGATGACCGGAGCAACCTAGAGTACCTGTACAAACCATACAAGGCACTTGGCGGCAACGGAACCGGAGAAACCCTGTACAAAAAGTGTCAGGAACTGCCCCTCTCGGCAGACAGTAAAGAAAAGGAGGAATGAAGCTATGGACTTTGGAATCGCTAGTGTGGCAGCAATCACGGTGATCGCCTATCTCGTCGGTATCGGCTGCAAAGCGGCTGGCTCCGTGAAGGATGAGCTGATCCCGGTGATCTGCGGTTGCGTCGGTGCCGTGCTCGGAATCGCCGGGCTGTATCTCATGCCGGACTTCCCAGCCAAGGATATCATCAACGCCCTCGCAGTCGGCATCGTATCCGGTCTTGCAGCAACCGGTGTAAACCAGATCTACAAGCAGCTGACCAAAACGAATCAGTGAGAGGAGGTGATCCTCATATCTCGGCTGCTCCTTCCGTCAAAGGAGCGCTTCCGGCTCTTTGGGCTTCAAAACCCAGGGAGCCTTTCTTATTGTCACAAATCTTAAGGAGGTAAGAACATGAGTGAGTTCAGAGGTATTGACGTCAGCCACTGGCAAGGAGCCATTGACTGGACAAGAGTCAAAGCAGCCGGTATTCAGTTCGCCATTATCAAGTCTGGCGGATCGGATGACGGATTCTACACAGATCCCAGATGGGAAGAAAACTACAGAAATGCGAAGACTAACGGCGTCGCTGTCGGAGCGTATTATTTTGTCGGGCCTGGCTGCACTTCCGCAGCAGACGGAAAGGCAGATGCAGAACGCTTCCTTGCACAGCTCAAGGGAAAGCAGCTCGAATATCCTGTCTTTATTGATCTGGAAGCCACTGCTCCTTCTGCCAAGGCAGGCGCTACGGAAGCTACGATTGCATTCTGCCGAGCACTGGAAGCGGCTGGATATTTTGCAGGAATTTACAGCTCCACCGATTCCGGCTTCCGTGAGAGACTGGATGATTCCAAGCTCACGCCATTCACGCATTGGGTCGCTCAGTATGCTTCCAAATGTACCTATTGCGGGGCTTACGGGATCTGGCAGTATTCTTCCACCGGCTCAGTAAACGGCATCAGCGGAAATGTCGATATGGATATTTCCTACATCGACTATCCGTCCACTATTAAGACCGGTGGATTCAACGGGTTTGCAAAGCAGCAGGCTCCTGCTCCCACTCCGGCACCAGCGCCGGCAAGAAAGAGCGTGGATGAAATCGCGCATGAAGTTCTGAGCGGTTCATGGGGAAACGGAGACGACAGAAAGAACCGTCTTGCTGCCGCTGGATACAGCTATGACGCTGTTCAGGCCAGAGTAAATGAGCTGATGGGGGCCCATAGCCAGCCGCAGGTGATCTATTACACCGTGCGTTCCGGTGATACGCTCTCTGCCATTGCAAGGAAGTACGGCACATCTGTCGGCACAATCCAAAAGCTCAATCCTACGCTGATCCGAAATGTGAACCTGATCCAGGTTGGATGGAAAATTCGTGTGGAATAAAGAAATGGCCAGAGGACTACTCTTATGAGTGTTATCCTCTGGCCTTATTTTTTTTCTCTACAAACTGGAATTTATTTTAAGCTATCACGTTTTACCTTCTTAAGCCTTACTATCATTACCATAGGAATTTCTTTGTTGGTTT